TGTTTTCGGCTGGAGATCAGCTGTGGTATTGGGATGGCGCAGTATGGAGAATTAGTGTTGCCCAAGGACCTGTCGGTCCTACTGGTCCAACTGGTCCCGGAGTTACGGGTCCAACTGGTCCTTCAGTAACAGGACCCACTGGTCCAACTGGACCTACCGGACCTACAGGCCCAACTGGTGCACAAGGAGTTACTGGTCCAACAGGATTAATCGGAGAAACCGGACCAACAGGACCTGTGTTTCAAAATGTAGATGGCGGTACAGCTACAACAATCTATGGTGGTTCATCTATCATTGACTGTGGAAATGCTGCCGGAGCTTAAGGAGATCTAATGGCTGTTCGTGTTCAATTTAGACGTGACTCTGCTGCTACATGGACGAGCACCAACCCTACCCTTTCACAAGGTGAAGTAGGTTACGAGTACGATACTGGAAAGTTTAAAGTAGGTACTGGCGCTACAGTCTGGAACTCTCTTCCTTATTCTTCTGGCCCAACTGGACCAACAGGTGCACCTAACTCACTAACCATTGGTTCTATATCAAGTGGTGCAAGTGCAGGCGCTTCTATTTCTGGAACTGCACCAACACAAACATTAAACTTAGTTTTACCTATTGGTCCTACGGGTCCAACTGGACCAACAGGCCCGACTGGTCCTACCGGACCAACAGGTGCCACTGGTGCTGCAAGTACAGTAACTGGTCCAACTGGAGACACTGGTGCAACTGGACCTACAGGCGCTACTGGTGCTACTGGAGCAAACAGCACAGTAACTGGTCCAACTGGTGCTACTGGTCCTAATAGCGTAGTAGCTGCAACTTCCCCAATTACTTACAACTCTTCTACACAGACTGTTGGTATTACTCAAAATTTACTTTCTATTGCTAATACTCAAGTAACTGGTCTTGGTACATCTTCTGTAAAAGACATACCAGCTACTGGAGATGCGTCTACCTCACAGGTAGTTTACGGAACTGATACCCGCCTTACTGATACGCGTACCCCCACTGATAACACAGTAACAACAGCTAAAATTACAGATGCTAACGTAACCGCAGCAAAACTTGCAACGGATTCTGTTACAACAGCTAAGATTACCGACGCTAACGTAACAACTGCTAAGTTAGCTACAGATGCTGTAACAACCGCTAAGATCACTGATGCTAACGTGACTACGGCTAAAATTGCTAATAACGCAGTAACCGCTGCAAAACTTAACGCTGATGCTTTTAGCAGCTTGGCTGCAAACCTAAACCAGAGCTCTTCAGTAATTGATGTAGTTCCACGTACTGGAAATCAAAGCGCAACACTTACTAGCGGCTCTGTTTACTTTACCTTCTTCTCACCTATGTGGGGAGCAACAGTTAACTCTATAAGCGTAGCGTCTGCCCTTACCCTTACTACAGGCGCATCCCTTATTCGTTTTGGGTTGTATACCTTTAATGAAGGAACCGGAGTAGCAACCCTTGTAGCAAGAACTGCTACTTCCACAACTGTGTTTGCATCTGCTAGCACATTAGCAACACTAATATTTAATACTACTGGAGGCTACCCAGCCACCTACGCTCTAGTTCCTGGAACTAGATATGCTCTAGGAGTTATCGTTGTAGCTACAACCCCTGGAACTGTATACACCGCTTATTCCTCACAACCAGCAGTTCTTAGCAATTTAGCCCCACGTACTATGGGAGTTGTCGCCGCACAAACAGATTTGCCAGCAACGGCTACAGTTACTACATCAAGCTCTATTGGAGCTTGGGGAAGGTTGTTAACAACATGAGTGAGTCAAGAAGAAGCTTAGGAACTGATGCCTCAGGGGCAGAAACCTTTGAAATTAAGAACGATGCTAACGAAGTGATAGGATACGAAACCGTCTACCCAGCTGAATAATTTGGAGCAATATGAAGGTCGCTGTTTATACAATAGCCCTCAACGAAGAACAATTTGTACAGGACTGGTACGACTCCGCTAAGGAAGCAGACTACTTACTCATAGCTGATACTGGCTCGACTGATAATACTAAAAAGTTAGCTGAAGAACTTGGCATTGTTTGTGTTGGCATATCTATAAAGCCTTGGCGCTTTGATGATGCACGTAACGCTTCTTTAGCCCTTATTCCAAATGACATTGATTACTGCATTGCTTTAGATATGGATGAGGTACTTCTACCTGGTTGGCGTGAAGAGTTAGAGAAAGCCTACGCTGAGAAGTGGACAAGACCTAGATACCAATACACTTGGAATTGGAAAGAAGATGGGACCCCTGGCCTTCAATACGGCGGAGATAAGATTCACTCTCGTCACGGATACAGATGGAAACATCCAGTACATGAAGTAATGATTACAGACCGCATCACTGAAACACAGGGGTGGATGGGATTAGAAATCCACCACCACGCAGATGACTCTAAGCCTAGATCTGGGTACATGCCTTTGCTAGCCCAGTCTGTGGTGGAAGATCCCTATGACGATAGAAATGCTTTTTACTACGCTAGAGAACTTTACTTTTACGGACAATACGAAGAGGCTGAAAAAGAATTCAAACGACACTTATCTTTACCACGGGCTACGTGGAAACCAGAACGTGCCGCGTCTATGCGCTATATCGCCAAGCTACAAGAGGATTACCAAGACGCAATAACCTGGTTTAGCCAAGCTTGTTCAGAAGCTCCGGATAGACGAGAAGGATATGTAGACATTGCTAAGCTCTACTATGAGCATAGTATGTGGACTGCCTGCCTACAAGCAGCTGAGCGGGCCCTAGAGATCACAGTTAAGCCCTTAGAGTATCTATGCGAAGAGTTTGCCTGGGGATCAGCCCCCTGGGACTACGCAGCTATTGCTGCATTTAACTTAGGAAATTTCGAGAAAGCCCTACAATACGGAAGTAAAGCGGTAGAATTAAATCCAAGCGACCCCCGGCTTGCAAATAACTTAACGTTCTACTCGAAGGAGAGCCTCAATGGCCACAGCCTATAAGATTTTAGCTCAAAGTGCTCCAGCGGCTACTACCCCAGTGCTTCTATACGGCCCAGTTGCCGCAAGTACCTCTACCGTAGTATCTACTATTGCCGTCTGTAATCGAGGCGCTACTCAGTTAACTTACCGTATTTCATTACGTCAAGCTGGAGAAGCAGAAAACGTTAAGCAGTACCTAGTCTTTGATGCAGCCGTTGCTGCATACAGCACAGCGACCTACACCCTTGGACTTACCTTGGCTGCTACGGACTCTATCTATGTATATACCTCAGCTGCAAATGCTACTTTTCAAGCATTTGGTTCGGAGATCACTGCATAATGGCTGTCCAAATAAATGGCCAAGAACTCGGCCCAATTAAATTTACAGATAATAAAGCGGGGAGAACTATCCACGTGGGTCCTGACACCCCTGTTAATCCTGTTGATGGCGACGTATGGATTGATTCAGATGCCCTTAATAACGCAGGCAAAAATTTAATTCAAAGCGTTGCTTTGACTAGTGGTTCTACTAAAAGTTTCACTGTAAGCTCAGACTATAAAGACGTTGAAATAATTATTCGTAACCTAGAACTGTCCGCAAACGCTACCATGACTGTTAGATTAAACGGGGACGTTGCTAGCAATTACGTAGACTCTGCAGGACTTGCGACCAACGCTTTGTTTACATTAGATAGCATTAAAGGCAGCGTAACTACGGGTATGGCTAGAATAACTATTCCTGATGCCGTATCAAGTACAAATTCAAAAGTTGCCCACATTCAAGCTATTTACACCAGCTCAGTTAATAATTTACCTAAACTATTTTTAAGCTGGACGGGCTTCACGCCTACTGCAGCTTTAACTTCAGTAGTTATAACTTTATCTACCGGAACATTCGTTAGCGGTACAGCACTAGTGTATGGAGTAAACTAATGGGACTAAGACGTTGGAATAGGGCTCAAAATGCTTGGGAATCTTTTGGTACGCCTCAGTTAAACCCTGCATCAATTGGCGCTGCTGCGCTTCTTCACGCAACTCAACACGGTATTAATGGGGCTGACGCAGTTACCCCCGGCCTTATTGGGGCGGTATCAGTAATTTCTGGGCAGGTAACTTCCGCACCAACTAACTCAACCGTTGTTAGAAACATAACGGTATCTACCTCTACCCCTAGTGGGGGTAGTGATGGGGATGTCTGGCTGAAGTATAGTTAAGCCATGGCTACGTACATAAAAGTTGATGGTACTTGGCGAGTTGTATCTAATGACAATGATGCAGCTTGTGGGTATGTAAACACCAGTACTGGGTGGAAAACAGTATCAAATAGTTGGGTAAACATAAGTGGTACTTGGCGTCCTGTTTGTGCACCCATACCTTCTGTAACTCCATCTGTTACGCCTTCTGTTACGCCTTCTGTAGGCGGCGGAGATCCAGCTCAAGACTCTTCTATAAGTAGTTTAAGTCCACCCAATGGAGCAGCAGCTGGTGGGTATACCGTAACTGTAAACGGATCTTTTCCAAGTAACGTCACTAATATTGGTTTTTCTCATCAAGGC